TTCCGGCCCAGTTGTACGTCGCGATGACCCGGCACACCAAGAAACTTAGCATCTTTCTGGACAGTGACACCGGGAAAGTGCATGTCGACACGTCGCCGGCCCACATCTGCTTCTGCGCCCCTGGCAGTGCCTCCAGTTCTTGCTACAAGATCCCCGGCAACCCGTGCTACCCTTCTTGCCACGACGGCAGCCCCATCGGCTCCCGCAGCCACAACACATTAACTGGCGCCGTCGGCCAAATAGATGTGGCTTTCCATGAGGGCACTTTTGGCGCGAAGACGATTGACGAAACCCGCCACTTCGATGTTCCCACCGAAGCCCAGATCAACATGCATGCGCACGGCGACATCCCCTTGATCGACCTCGTGGAGACGGTGCTCAACCAGAACGCCAGCACCACCGCTGAGCTCGAAGCTGAGGATACCGTCGTACTGGAGACCTTGATCCCGCCTCTTAAAGAAGTCTCCCACTTGCACGTCTGTGACATCTTGGGCAAGATCGGGCCCACCACCAGCGGGGCTTTTGAAGAGAAGCGCGAGTATGGTTTCGCCAACCTCGGGGATATCAAGGACAAGATGCTCAAGATCAAGACCAAGAACCGCCCCATCCTGGATCCTAACACCTCAGACAAGATGCGCCGCATGGTCCCGCTCATCAGATGCCGCAGTCGCCGCCAACAGAACACCTGCGACCAGGCCCTGCAATCGGCCATAGCTCGCTACTCCGGCACGCATAACAAGAAGATGCAGGCCCAAGCCGTGGAGGAAGAGACTCTCATGCGCGGTCTGAGCCAGTTCGTCGACCTTTCGGAGATGGTCCGAGTGGTGCCCGAGATGCTCGCCATAGCCCAGGCTGAAGCTTGCGAGAATATAGTCAAGAAGCACAACCCCAAGAGGCAGGAAGAAGGGCTCTACGGCTCCACGGGCTTCGCCACTTTCATGAGCCCGAACTTCCACAAGCCGCAGGACAAACCCGGCCTCACGCCCAATGGCTGGGAGAGGGAGACCGCCCCGGGCTCAGGCAAGCTCAAGGCTGGTCAACCCATCTCGGCCGCCCCCAAGACTGTCAACCACATCACGATGGCTTGGGTGCGTTGCCTTGAGCTCTGCATCATCAAGGCGCTCAAACCCGGCGTGGTGCTTCCCAACGGCAATTCCACGAAGGACTTCAAGACTAAGATGGACGCGGCCATCAAGAACCTGAAGCCTGGGCGTTACACCACCCTGTGCACAGACATCACGGAGCAGGACACCACGAAGACCCCGGCTATCCACGGTGTCATCAAGTCCCTGTTCCGCGCCATCGGGACCCCGGAGAAGGTGATCGAAGTCCT